TGTTCCAACGAAACTGATAGCACCAGTTCTGTTGAAGATCGTAACAAAGTTACCAACTTTAAAGTCACCAAACTCGTTGGTTCCTGATGTATAAACCTGACCGAATGATTCTTCTGCTGCTTCAAATGCAGTTCCTAATCCAACACCACCGTTTTGTGGTAACGCAGCATAGGTATTACCTGATCCAGAATATTCCCAAGTGTGTGATGATGAGTTAGTAACAGATGGTCTGTGGAATCTAATTGTCTTATTAAGAAGATTACTTAGTGGTAAACTTCCTGCAGCAAATGATGGATCATTAGATGACTGATAGCGGTTAGTGCCATCAGAGTAGTCCATCGAACGGTTAGTTGTAATTTTAGCAACAACCTGTGTTCCTGCAGAACCAGAAATAAGTTCTGTTTCTAGAATGATATGTTCAACCGCAGGGTCAGCAGATGTATAACCATCAATTTTAATAATATAATCTTCAATTGGTATACCTGTTAATGTTGTTCCACCAACCTGTATAACTTGTCTACCCGTTGGGAGACCATTGCCATCAACATCTTCTGTGATAGTTTGTATAGTACCAATATCAAAGTCATATGCTTCTGCTCTGAATCCCGTAGCACGTAGAGAGTATGTTCCGAAGTTAGATGCTGAGTTAGTAACCGATGCATAACCACCAGACTGAGTTAAGATACCATCTTGACAGAAGATAGCAAACACAGAAACTAACTGTGTGTAACCATCGTTACTGACGTTATACGCAGTTCCACCAAAACAAATGATGGTGAATGCGTTTGCAACCATCGACTTACCTTGTGGGTCAAACTGTGCAACAGTTGCACCTTGTGAATTCTGTTTTAGACCTGGTCTAGGAACGTTAGGTGTAGCAACTTTAGCACCATCAATTTCACAACCAGAACCACCAAGGAATGATATAAGTGAAGAGTTCTGAATATAAGGTGATGCTTCAATAACTGGAAGATCTAAGAATGTATTTGCAAGTGGGAAACTATACTTCAATCCATCCTGTTCCACAATAAGAGGATCAGGATTTGTTACTGTTCCACTGTAGGAATTGCCACTAGACAATACATTATCAAGAATACCCCAATTTGTAGTCAATGCAGATACAACGTTAGCACACTCAGGAGCAGATGAATCTACTGTAATAGAACCGTTTCCTCTGGGTAATATTTGTGAGAATTGACCATTCTCTAAATTATTTCTTATTGCATCTATTGCTAATTCTTTTGCTGCAGCAAATATTGCACGAGTATATGTAACCTCAGTCGCAACATGTTGTACACCACTAGCACCAGAAATATATAAGTTTGCTGCCTCTACAGTCTTCTGGTTACCACCATATCTTAGGTCATATTGGAATGCTCTAAGAATCTTCATTGTGTCATCAACACACTGTTGATCGCCAGGTGAAGATGTTCTTGTAACACTGGACACAGATCCTGCAGTAGAACCGCTTCCTAACGCTGTTGTAACGGTGCTGAAGAAGGTTGTAATTGCTGAGATAACGTTTGCACAAGAAGGTGCAGTAGCAACTGTTCTAGTGGCATGTGACATGTTATCATTAGCGATAGCAGTATCAACGATTGTGAAGAAATCATCAATGAATGCTTGCTCTACAGCGGTTCCTTTATTTGTATTATCAAGAACCTGAGTAAATCCATGATTACCTTCGATAGTTCCAATAGAATCACTAATTGCAACTGTTCTAGCAAGTGTCTTTGCTATCTGGAATACTGCACGAGATTCTGTCTCTTCCCCGTCTAAAAATACAGAGTTTGTATATAACTCAGCAGCATCATAAACTTGTTCGTTACCACCGTATGCTAGGTTGTATACAACAGTTCTTAGTAAATCTAATACGTCATCAATACAGTTTTGATTTCCGCCAGGCACATTATGTGATGGGTTATCAATGTTATATCTTTGAACTGCCTCAAACGCAATTAATTCTAAGTTCTTTTGTATTAGAGTTGCAGCGTCACGACGAACTGTTCCTGCACCTGTATCAAGAGTTGCAAGATGATAATACTGTAATTTTGTAGCGTAAGTTGATCTGTATAGAGGTAGGTTTCTTCCTGCTAAAATACAAGCATCTTTTGCGTATCCAAATACCTCTACATAACGATCTCTTGTTAATGAGAAACCAGGATCAATATAGAATTTTGCTTGGTCATATACTCTATCGTTACCACCCCACTTGAGGTTATGTGACACACATTTTTGAATAAAGTCTCTAACATCATCGTAACATGCTGTGCTTCCTGTAGGTATTGTGTAACTTGGATTTGCAGCAAGCATTTTATTGACTGCATAATCTGCAATCATATCTGCGTTAGCAAATAACAACTCAGAAACATCACCGTATTTGTTACCTTGATCCTTACTGTTAGGAGTTCTGAATGGTTGTTGATTATCTGTGAATGTACCACCAGTTCCAGACTGCGTGTCAGCAGCAGTTGAGTTAAGATCTATGGTAAACTCTCTATCATCATAGATGTCTTTAATACCATGAGTTCCATTAACTGTAGCATTACCAGAACTAGCAATAGTTACTTGAGATGTTAATGACTTCTTGAGTGAGTTAGTTCCTGCACTTACAAGTGTATGAGTTGAGGTGTCACTAGATACACCAACGTTAACTTCAAAGGTATCGTTTGTTTTATTAGATATTTTTAACCACTTATCAAATGCAGGATCTGATCCTCTTGGGTAAGGATGCTGAGTTTGGTTACTATCTGTTGTACAAGTAAAGACTAATGCACCCGCATCAAATTTAATCAAGTCGCCATTACTAAATCCGTGACCAGTAATTGTTACTTCTAATACACCAGTTGCAGGGGTGTATGTTGCAGCACTTGGAGTATGCTGACTGAAACTAGGATATAAGTTGTGTCCTTTCTGAACCTTGATAGTTGCAGTCTCACCACTTACAGACCATGATGTAATTCCTCTTGCAACTGTTGCTGCTACTTGTCCAAAGTTTGTTCCACCAATAGTAAGTGCAGTACCACGAGTAGCGGATGATTCATAATAATATTTGACATAAGCGACTGCCTCCTCTGCAATAAACTCTTGGTTGTTTTTAATATTCTCAGCACCATCTCTGAATCTATCACTAATATTGATCTTGCTAAATCCATAGGGAGAGTTACGTAGAGATGCTAAAACGTAGTTGTTAGAACCAACAACAGTCTGGTTACCAGTTGGATCAATAGATGTTCCAACCTGAGATATATTTGCTCTTACAACAAACTGTAATGAGTAACCATCAGCACGTTCAATACGGTGTGTAATATATTTTCTACCATTAAGATCTGAAAGGTTATCAAGAACGGATACTCCAGTTCCAGATGATGTTGTTACATCACTAGCAGTATCAATGTTTGCTTGCTTTAATACAAATGTGATTGTAGTATTAGAACTATTATAACGACCATAACCTAAACCCAAATCAGAGTTTGATGGAAGTGTTGGAGTTCCAGATCCTGCAGTAAAACTACCAATAAGATATGTCTTATTAAATCTAGCGTCAGCATTAGGGAAGTTAAATGTAAGACCCGCTTGACCTAGAGTTGCCCAATCAGCAAATAATGCACTTGTCTTTGCATTATCAACGCTAGTTATTGAAACTGTAATTTCTCCACCAGAAATTGTATATGAACTATTTGTAGATGTTCCAAAATCTACAGAACCATTTTGGAAACCATAGATATTAACTTCTTGTCCAACTTCATAATCATGGAAGTCGGATCCCACAGAAGAACTTGCTAAGGTAAAGATAGGACCGTTGTAAGTTGCTATAGTGTTGGTTGATGTATCAATCGTTGTGATTGTTAAAAGTTTATTTTGTAATTCAAATCTTTGGAAACCAAATCCTGTAGATGTTAGAGGTAATGTTACTGGATTATCTGCACCTGATGCATCTTTCTGTGTTGCGTTAGCAGCAGATGATGCAAGTCTAAACCAGTTATCACTTTCTTTATAAACAAAGTATGCAGTTCCATCAACAAGACCGCCAATACCGCCCATTTGTCCTGCACGGTAAATGACACCATCTCCAGTTGTATACTGATGATTTGTGACATAGATGTGATTATCATCTAGCATTATATTGCCAGTTGTCAACTCATGTAACTTATCGTCTGCAGATACGCCTGTAATATCTTTTCTACCCTGAGTTATACTTGTATTGGCAATGGCATTTGCTTCTAGATCATATAATTCAATAGTATTATCATCTACCTTTCTTACCCAATAACGTGTGCCATCAAGTAAACCTGGTAAAGGAGTTGTGTTCTCATCTATGCTGTATGCAACTTGGTCACCAGTTGAGAAACCATGTCCTGTAATTGTAATTCTATCAAGTGTAGTATCAATATAATTTGTGCTACCTCTAAATGACACCGTTTCCACTTCAGTGTCAATAGTATGCTGATAAATTTGGTTAGATATTGTCTCTAATTCTGGTCTTAATGACTCAGCATCAACAACGTCAAATCTATCTGATACGCTCGCATTATTAATATCAGTAATAATATCTGCTGCAACATTATCATAAAATATTTTTTCAGCGTCTTGGAATACATCATTGACGTTTGATGTAACAAGAACAGTTACGTCACCTGTAGAGTATGGTGATGCTACAGGACCTGTAAAGTTTACTCCCTGAATTGTACCAAGTGTTCCTGAAGATCCACCCTGTACAAAATCTCCAATTTCTAGAGTTGTGTTACTACCTGTGTGGTTGTTAAATGTAATTTTGAATATGTTATCACCACGATACTTGTCACCAGGCACTGCGGGAATCTGTCCCACCTCTGGTTCATAGTATAATCTTTGTTTGTCATCAAACACAAAAGCATACTTCCAAGTATGAATTACTGTACTTTGTGGGTCTGATGCATTTTGTAGTGCGTCTCTGAATACAACACCGAACACATACGTCTCGTTAGACGCTTTGATCATGTGACGATCTTGGTTTGCTGGTCGCATAATAACACGACGTAGGTTGTCACCAATTAGTGAACAGTTCCTAGGAAGTGAAATTGGGTTATCTTCTAGATACTCACCACCAGATACAATGATAGAAACGTATTCGTCACTAGGATCTGGAGTTGCTTTCTGTAATCCATAAGCAATCTGTGCTGCTTTCTTAATAGTTTTAACTGGTCTTGCAGCTGAACGACCATCGTTTAAATCACTACCAATAGTTTGTGATACATATACACGTCCACCAGTGTCATTAGTAGCAACTTGGTATACAAAATCAGTGGTTGCAACCCTTCTGGACTGATCACTTAGAGGAGGTGTGTCAGCAGTTGGAAAGAATGTTGTTCCAAAAGTCGGACTTGTTACATCTGTATCTTCAAAGTTAATTAGATTAGGACCACGAAGTTTCAACGCAGGGTTGATAATCGTGTCAATATCAAGGTTTGTGACCTGTGCAGTATCAGAAATGATTGAACGAGTCGTTCTAATTTGTCCTTCAACGTCTAGTTCATACTCAGGATTATTAGTATTGATACCAACTCTGATGTTTTCCTGTGCGTTTTTTCCTACGAATATTGCGTCTTTTTCTAATGCACCTTGACCAACAGATATTTCTAGTGACTCGTCTCCTTGAATACTTAATGATCTTACTCTTTTATATGATACTCCTGCACCCGCTGTAATTACACTGTTTGCGGAACCTACAAAACTTAAATTATCGTCATCTACTTTCGTTACTATAAAATTGCCATCTACTTCGCCACCAGATGTGAAGTCAAGATAAAATTTATCTGATCCTATAATACCATGTGCAACAGAGACTATGTTACCTACACCAGCTGCTGATCTGCTGTATGTGGCGTTCGTCCAATTTCCTGTTGCTTTTGATCCAGAGGCTTCAATCCTCTGTTGGTCGGCATTAATCTGAAAACTCATTTCGTTCCTAAAAGGTTATGTAACAACGGTTAATTCTAAATTACCTACCCACTTTACAGTAGATGAGGTTGTCACACTTGATACTTGAAAAGTAAAGAATGGTACTCCGCCAATTTGTATTGCGACTGGAACCACATTCCAAGTTTCTTGACCAGGTGGATTGTTTCTAACAATTATTTTCCTTTCAGAAGCAATTGTTGGAAGTCCTCCAGATGTTGTAGTAACTACAAGGTCAAATTTGACTGCATAAACATATGTATTGTTTGAGGTCTCTTGTCCAAAAATTGTTCCACTTGCAAAGGCAACTGAATCATTTGCTAAAGGAGGTGTATTTGTATTAAGAGGGGTCGTGCCATCTAAAGATAACTGCATAGTGTTATTAGCAGCATCTGTTTGCCTTTTAAGAATAAAAATATCTTTATTTGCATCAGTAAAATGATTACTTACCATATGCATTGCCGAGACATTTTTCAGAGCTCTATCAGTATTCATTACTTCAGTAGATGCTACTGAGTATCCTCCTATTGATGAAAAATTCTTTACGGGCATTGTCTTAGATTACCTAGAGGTTATTTATACCTTGACTTTGGTAGTTGTGAATCTACCAGTGAAGTTTGATGATGAAGTTGCTTGACTAGATTTTGCTAGTGAGATATTCACGCTAGAACCTACAACAGAAACAGTTGCATCTATCAAATCATTGTCAGAAGTTATTGAATTAGTAACTGTTGCATGTGCAGTTGTTCCATTTGAAGCACAGACGATTGTAACCTCAAGCATATGAACTTTATTGTCATCACTTTCAATGGTTACAAGTGTCTTAGAACCCTTAAACGAAGTTCTATCAAATGCAGTTATAGTTGCAGATGTTGGGAATGAACTTAATTGACCACCTTCTACTCGTGCTGAATCTATTTCTACAAATGTTGCTGTAGAATCCATTACAGTTAGATAATTTTGAGTATTTCCAGCCCATCCTCTGTTAATTTTAAATCCTGCTTGTGCACCATTACTATCATATGATAGGAATGGTTTTTCATCCATCTGTGTTACATAATCTTGAGAAACAATATCCATCCTAGAGAATGGTGGAATTGTGCTAGAGAGTGTGAGAATTGGGAATGTAATATCATCAGTAACTGCTACTCCACCTAATAGGTTACCCGCAATTTTTATAATCTCACCAACTTCATATCCAGTTCCACCAGATACAATTGTCACAGTTGATATACCACCGCTACCATTAGTAACGACAGTAAATGTTGCTCCTGTTCCTCCAAATACTCCTGTTGATGCTACGCCAGTATATGTTGCTGATAATCCGTAATTATTTCCGTTAGATGTTACAGTTCCTATGGTTGCGATTGTACCTGTTACAGGTAATGCTCTTAGTCTTAGTCCCGAAGTGCTTCCATCGCATACCTCAAAATCTTTCTTATCTCTAATTTTAACAATATCTGTTGAACCACGTTGAATAATTAATGGATCTTCAGATGAAGTAACACCATCAATTCTCAAAGTTCCTTGAACATCAACTGTCTTAGCAGTTCTAATAGTAAATTTAGTTTGACTAATTGATAATGAGTTAACACCTACATTATAAAATTCAAATGTATCTTCATCAGCAGCAGGAGCAGACTCAGTTAATATGAAAGTATCTTGGTCAACGTCACGAACACCACCAAGAGAAACAAAGTCATTTCCATTGAAACCTTCAAATTGTAATTGACTAGTGTTAAATCTAACAGCACCAGTAATACGATCTAATGCAAGAGGACGTTCGTTTGTAGTTCCTGATGGAAGTACAAAAGATCCAGTAGTGTCACATAATACATCGTTTCCTGCTGATGGTTTTAATACAATACCTTTACCCTCAATGTCTGATACAGTGACTGCTAATCCAGATCCACCGCCAACTGCAGTGATTGTAAGTTGATCGCCTACTGCATAGTTCTGTCCTTTATCAACTACAGTAACTGCTGAGAATGTTCCAGAAGCAACAGTAAGTGTAACCGTGCATCCTGTTCCACCACCTGTTGATGTTGTTGCTGTTGCTGTGTATGTTCCATTGGTATATCCAGATCCAACTCCAGTAACTGTAATTCCAACAACCTCACCAAAAGATCTTGTTGCTCCAGTGCTATTATTTGCAATTACGTTTTGTCTAATTCTTAATTTTCCTGCATCTAAGTTGCCTGAGAATGTAGCAGTTCCTGTAGATGTTTCTAATTTGAATACTTCTGTGGTTCCATCATCAACAACAAGATCAACGTTTGTTCCACCCTTAAATGTGTAGTCTCCACCACCTTTAGTATCAAAAGTTAGAGGGACATCAATATCGGTTCCTGCTGTGCTAATAGTTGTCGCATTGTTGATTTCTATTTGTGTGGCAGCAGCACCTATTGATAACTTAGGAGTTGCGGTTTCTACTTTTAGGAATGGAGTAGTAGAACCACGAGTAGAATTGACCTGTAATCCTTGTGTATCAATATAATTTGTTCCATCTAATCTAATACCTTCAGTTCCTGCAAAAGATATACCAATTGCATCTGCTCCTTGTCTGAATAGTCCTGTTTGACTTGAGTTGGTAAATGAGAGAGAGGGTGTACCTGCATCTCCGTTTACTAATTTTACTGATGCTCTATCGACTGATGAGTCAGCACCACTTACAGTTATACCACCATTAAAGGTTGCCCTTGCTGTAAATGCAGAAGTGTCTGTTACTGCAAAAGTTCCTGTTACAGCTATACTACCACTAGTAACGACTGAAGAAAGATTTGCTACACCAGATGAGGTAATATTCCATTGGGTCGCTGTAATAGTTCCTTCTGGAGTCAATGACATTTGTGAAGCACCACCAACACCCATGTTCAATGCACCCGCTTGAGTTAACTCAAGAGATTTGATTGGATCTAATGCTGCAAGACTGACTGATAAACCAGTTCCTTGGGGAGTGTTTGCACCACCTACAGGTCCTAAAATTAATGTGTCAGCAAGTTCATATGCTTGACCAGGATCTTGTATATCAATCCCAGTTACAAAACCTACATTACTTATGGTATACTGGAATCCACTACCTCCTGCTTCACCAACATCGTTGTCAGAAACACTTAATACTTCTCCAATAGCATATCCAGATCCATCCAAAGATATGTTTGTTACGGTTGCAATACCTGTGTTACTTGAGTTAATTGTGTATTGGAATCCACTTCCACTTCCACCTACACCTGTATTGTCAATTATTAATACATCACCAACCTTTACATTTTGACCTTGGTTAACAATTGTTACCGCAGTTACTGCACCACCAGATACAGTAATGTTTGCTGTCATTAGAGTACCACTTTGTCCTGCAGTTCCAGTTTGGAAAGCAACAGTGCCAGGTTCAATCATACCCTGACCATGAACTGTGCAGTTAAGATATGTGGTCAATGACAATGCAGCTACACCAGGTGCTACTACTACTTCAAAATATGATCCTGCAGTGCCTAAAGTTCCTTGTGATCTTGAAGAAACTCCTGCAATAGTATCTCCAAGTGCTAGAGGATGTCCTACGTTACTAGCATCTGAAGTATCAAATTTGTATGTATTGTCATCGGTTAGTGTTACACTTTGTCCCTCAACACCGTTGATTAAAAATCTGTTGACATTCGTGTTAGCAATATCAAGTGTGCCAGCTGCACCAGAAGTTCCACCAGTTATAGTTTCTACCCCTCCATCTACAAATGTTCCAGTTACACCACTCAAATAGATGTAATCTGTTCCAACTACGGTAACAGTTCCTGTTCCACCGCCAGCTCCACTTGTTGTTACAGTCTCACCAACTTGGAAAGGTCCGTTTGTTATAGTTCCAGAAAAACCAAGTTTGACTCTTTGAACAACTGTTACTGTATAAGTTGTTGTTGGAGCGTTTCTAAATGTTATTGCCTCATACGCACCACCGCCATCTTTGGCAGTATAACCAGATCCTCCTGCAGTAATAGCTCCTGCAAGACCAGGCACAGTAAATGTTGCGGTTCCATTTGTTCCTGCCGATGATCCTGTCCATGAAATATCATTGTATATGCCAGGTAGGTATCCTGATCCAGTAGCAGTTATTGCTCCAACTAGTGATTGAACTTTTACACCAAGGGTTGCTGCTGCTCCACCACCACCATCAAGACTTAGAGTTGGATTAGATTCATATCCTTCTCCTGGCGTATTTAATGTTAAGGATGCAAGTCTACCACTTTGTTCATCTATGGTTAAAGTAAATGTTGCAGCTAATGTTGGTGCTTGTCCAACTGGAGTTATAGTTAAAGTTGGTAAATTTCTATATCCTAAACCTTGAGTTAATAATGTAAGTGAATCTAACCCATATCCTAATATAACAGTTCCTGCAGCACCAGAACCAGTTGTATCTCCTGTACCGAGTGTAAATGAAAGAGTAGGTGCAGATGTATAATTTCCTGCTGTGTCTATTGTAATAGTATCTACTGATTTACCATAAACAGCAGTTGCTGCTCCAGATGCTCCACTTCCTGAGTCAGTAATAATAATTGAAGGTGCGTTCTCATATCCAGATCCACCACTTGTAAGAGGTATTGCTGTAATTACTCCTGCAGAAATTGTAGGAGTTCCAAGAACTGCTGATTGACCTTGGAAATATTGTTGTAAAGCTCCTACGGTTGTTAGTGATATTGCTGTTCCATTATTAGCATTAGTTAAATTTAATGCGAGTTTTATTGTATTGTTATCAACTCTAATAACAAAATAATTTGTTGCTGTTGTTAATCCACCAACAGCAGTTGCAGTTGCATCAAGAGATGTCGCATCATATGTAACTTCCATTCCAGTTTCAAATGGATGGTTAGTAAGTGTGATTGTGTTAGCAGTTGTATTGACAACTGTTGATCCTCCTGTAAAAACTACTTCAGCTGGTGCATCTATTGTAACAGCAATTGTTCCAGATGTATATCCAGTTCCACCATCATCTATTGTTATTGCCTCAACTTTACCACCATTTCCAAGAGCAACAGTTCCACTCGCTGTTCCTGCACTAAATGCTGCGGTTGGTTCAGCTGTATAACCAGAACCTCTGTTAGTTAAAACTATTCTTTTAACAACACCAGTTGTTTTGATAGCACTCGATACAGTTGCTTTTAGGAAAGGATCTGTAATTGCCGATGTGGGTTGAACTCCACCCGTATATCCTGTTCCTGCACCAGTTACATTAACAGTTTTTAAACCATTTTTAATAACACTAAGTGATCTTGTTGAGAATGTGGATGCCTCTGATGAACCAAATACTGTGCTACCACCAAATCCACCAATTTTTAGTGAACCTTTAACGTTGCTACCAAATGATATAGACTTATCAATATCAAAATATATCGCATCTTTAACAATTGTCTCTGCGTTAACAACAAAGTCTTCTTCACCAGAGGGGTCAACGATTACCTGACCTGTAGTAGATGTAATACTATTTCCTGCTAATCTTAAATTACCTGTCTCAATATATGCAGGGAATATATTAGTTGTACCAGTTGCATCACTTAAAGTAATATTTGCAGCGGACTGAGCTGTTGATGTGGCAGCAAAAGCTACGTTACCAGTTTCTTGGTCTACAGTAAATGCATCACCAACACGAAAGTCACCGTCTTGGTCTGTAGAAGAATATAAAACTTTACCACTGTTAAGTTCTTCTACCTCATTTACCTGTATAGCAAGAGATGGGTCATTAGTATAGTCTGCACCAGATCCAACATAACCAAAGTTATGTGCAGTAAGTATAAGTTTTGTTCCAGAACCATCTGCCTGTACACCTTTCTGACCATATACACATGCAGATGCAACTGAACGTAACTCAGCACCGAACTGAGAATAGTCAGCAGTAATAACAGATGTAGCAGAATCTCCACCGCTAGATCTAATATCAGATATACCACCAGAAACGTCTGTAAAGGTAGTAGAAGCGTCTGTGCCATTAGCATGTAGCAATAACACTGTATTCAGGTCAGAACCATATTCACTGGTTGTAGGGGTAAATCCTGCAGTAAAACGAGCAGATGCTTTACTAATTCTTACTTCATCAAGATGTCCATTAAATGCCTCTGAAGGAGATTCCTGATAATCAGAACCTATAATAACTGCTTTTGTAGTTCCATAATTATTAGCGTCGCTATATGTGCCTAACTCAGTTCCATCTAAAAATAATTTTGTTGTACCACCATTTCTAGCAACAGCAACATGATACCATGTTCCTGTAGATAAAGTTCCACCATTAATGTGTGATGTATTTCCCACTCCATAATGTAATGCAGTTCCATTAAGATACATTGTAGGTGCTGTATCTGTAGCAGATGCATTTCTAAGATCAAATAATCTTTGAATACCTGATATACTGCCAGGTCTTATGAATGCTTCTATGCAGAAATTTGATGTTCCAAATCCAAAGTCTTCATCGTCTGGAACCTTTACGTTATCTTCTGTTCCATCTAATAATATAGATGCTGATCCAAATTTTTTCTGTGCTGTATCTAACTGTGAGTCACCAAATCTACTTAAAGTTTTTGGTAATTTGTTTGCAATTACAAATTCTCCAGTTCCCTTACCAGTAATGAATACATATGTGCCATCGTTACTTGAAACTACACCACGTGCAACTGCTTTTTTGTAAGTTACATTACTGGATGATATAGTTCCAGATCCACTAGTGTAAGTTACATTATCATTATCTACTTTAGTTACCTGATAGAATCCATCTGTAGCACCACCACTGATATGATCTGCATAGATGTAATCGTTAGATACTAAACCATGTGCAGTTCTGGTTAGAGTTACTGTAGACCCTGATCTTGTATAAGTTCCTGACTGAAAACCATTCTCTAATTGGTATGCAACTTCAGATGTAGAAAATGTTCCACTGACTCCTGATAATTTTAATCTTGTGTTACCTGTTCCAGATTTACCAGTTGTACCTTGGACACCTTGAATACCGATAGATGCAAAATAGTTGAAACAATTCAACCACTCTACACGCATACCATTGGTAATTTTTAAACCAACTTGATTCGGTGTAATAAATGTGCACTCATTGAATAAAACAGAACCATGCTGTGATGCAGATGCAATGTTTGCACCATCTAGTAAAGCACCACGTCCTGCGTCTCCTTGTGCATATCCATAAGGATCTGAACCAGATACTACACTACCTTTTGTATTTACTGTAACTCTTTCAATATATGGACTCTGTGTAGAGTTCATATTTGTTACTACGACAAATGCATATCCCTTGTCATTGCCACTATCATAAAAGAAATCTTTAATTGTTAAGTCGGAAACATGAGCGTCTCCAGACATTATAAATGCGTTATTATTATTTGTTGCGTTTGTTGGTTTTACCGATGTTGATCTTAAATTTGTTCCACGTAATGTGACACCATCAGTAACTGTTATTGGGAAGACTTCCTGATACTCACCTGGTGCAACTAAAATTGTATCTCCCGCAGTTGCAGTGGCAAGTGCCTTTGTAATAGTAACAAATGGAGTATCTGGGTGCTTACCATTTGCACCACCATTTGCAAGCGTATTAACATCTGAACCAGCTGTGGCAACATAATAAGTATTTCCCTGACCATTTGTAATGTCAGTAGAAAGCATGGTAGTAACCACTTCACCTGTGTTAGGTTTTTGGTTTGCTACCTCTATTATATTAGATCCGTTTCTAGCGTATAGTTTCCTATCCGTTATATTGAGAGCTATCTCACCGTCAACTAGATTAGAAGTTGTCGGGACTGCTGCTGCTGTCGTCGATCTCTTTAGTTTGATTTTCGTTGCCATCTAGAGCATTCTCAGTTTGTTGTTCAGCTTTCATACTATTTAACTGACTTTGTAAATCTTGGATTTGTGCCTCCATCATTACATTTATCAGTGTCAATTCAGAAATTTTCTTTTGTAATGTGTTAATAACGATTTGTGCATTCATAATTGGTTAATATCAAAAAGTTCCACCGTCTATGGTGTCAGTCCATACAGGAACACCCGCTGCAGTTACAGTTAATACCTGATATGATGTTGATACGTCAGATCCTGTGCCTGGTGAACCCATGTTTGCTGCTGCAGTAACTTGCATTGCACCCGCAGCGTTACCATAAATGATACCATTTGAGGTAAATGTGCTTGCTCCAGTTCCTCCATACTGAACCTCAAGGTCAGTATCAAGTTCCAAGTCACCTAGTACAACTGTACCACGGTCACCTGTAACACCAAATACAGTGTTTGTATCTGTTGCATCTTCAATAAATGTCCATGCACCAGCTCCGTCAGCACCACCTGTGCGGTCAAAACCAAAGAAACCAAATTGGTTTACTCCAGCTTTATTGTAGTGAATTTTAACACCACGATCTAATGCATCATCAGCACCACTTACTGTAGCAAGAACAGAACCAGATGCCATTGTCTGAGATAAGTTGTTGCTTAAAGTAACTGCTTTAGTTCCAGTATTAATAGAATTAATAACTGTGCTATTAGGAATTCCTGCAGATGTTGAAGTAACTGAGTCACCAACTTGTAGTTGATCTATAGCATCTACAACTACTACTGCCTGACCACCAGCTGCTTCTGCAGTTAATGTAACAGGAGTTGTAGGATCTCCTAATTCGATTGTAGGATCATTAACTGACATTGAAGCAGAGTTCACTGTAGTTGTAGTTCCATCAATCTGTAAGTCACCTTTAATGATAACAAGACCACCCGCATCAGTTGCAGGATCGGGGTCAATTATCAATTCTTGAACAGAGTTAATAGTAGATAGTGTATTACCATCTAACTTAAGGTTATCTATCTCAATCTTACCAGTCTGAGATGTATTACCAGAGATGTTTGTGGTTCCGTTAAAGGTAACTTGATTCTGGAAAACAGTTGTTGAATTAACTGTTAGGGAGTCTCCAACTGCAGTTCCTATAGTAGCATTGTCATCTACATTCAGATCTTTGATGTATGCTGTTGCTGCTACACCAAGACCTCCTGCAATTGCAACTGCTGCAGTAGCAACGTTAGAAGCATCTGTAGTGTTTGCAAAAGTTACTTTACTGGTTGATGTGGTTCCGATTTGAATATCAGCACCATCAATCTTTAGTTTATCACTTGTTGTTTCATCATATGTGATAGAAGCATCTTTGTTGTTTCCAAAGATTAGTTTCATATCGTCAGCAATACGCAAGTCAGGGGTTCCTGCTACTCGCTTGACGTCTAGAACTGCATCTGAGTCATTGAATGAGAGTTCTACATCTCCTGTAGTTCCAAACTCTAGTTCTTGACCATCTTCGATTACTAACTTACCTGTGCCATTTGCACGGAAGATAAGGTCGGAATCAGTAGTAGAAGTTGTAATGACGTTTGCATCGAGGGTAATGTCGTCAACATTCCATGTGTCAATCTTTGAGTTACTATCGACTATTACAGATGAACTAGCAGTTAGTGTTCCATGAACATGATCCAACATGTCCATAAAGTATCTACCACCTACAACCTGTGCAGCACCGTTATTGTCTCCGACAAATATACGGTCTCCTGCGTTTGCTTGGGTACCATTAGCACCCGTAGTTACAGCAAGTTCACCAAAGGTAATCGAACCTGGTGCGGTAGAACCTGTGCTTCTTTTTATTAGAATATTGGATGCCATTAGAAGCTACCTCCATTTACTGTTATATCGTTTAATACGTTTGTGGCAACAAATCTTGTTGCTGCTTGATCGTATACAAGTAATGAACCATTTGCTAGTCCACCTTGGGATGTGTCTGTCAAATCTACGTCTGACATTCCACCAATTGTTCCACCACCACCGCCTGTTGCGACGCGAGTGACCTTTGGAACTGATTGGTCTCCGAATCTTAGTCTTGCCATTTAAAGTGTTACTCCCTCAAGTACGCTTACTGAACCTTCTAAGA